GAATGTCTGAGACTATAAGTCCCAAACTCATGGAAGGGATAACTCACCGATTAGCGGTTATTGGCATTCCCACCGACGTGATTCGTCCAATTGCAAGGACGATCACTAAGTGGATGGAATGTTCTGGTAAAGAATGGACGATCAAGCGTTTGAAGAGCTTGAAAGTCGACTTTATCAGGATGCAGGATGGCCTACCGATGATCACCAGAATCCGTAAGGGTTCTGATGGTCTCCCGGTTGGTTACCTCGGACGTCTTTTCCGATACGGTCTTAAGAATGAGAATAACTTTGGTAAAGTTATTCAAACTCTTATGTCCTATTCTTTGTTTACTCATGAGTCTTTGACTCGTGAACAAGCACAGAAGTTCGTTAAAGCCGTTCGCTCGGATAAGCCAATTGGCTTATCTCCGGCATTTCTTGCAGATCTGGCTAGATCTGTTCGAAAGCATTTCCATAAGCGAAAAGTTGATCGAGATCAGCAAAATAACAACTTGCTGACTTACCGCGGATCGCCCAATAAGCGGAAACCCTTGATTCCTTATGCCACAGTGGCATCTGGTTTCAAATTTCCTCTTAAAGGTCAGGATCAGGACGTATTGGGTAATTCCCTTTACTTCACTGTTCCAGCACATAAACCCTTGTACTTCAAGTACAAAGATTTGTATGCTCCCGTGCTGTATGGTATGGGTGCATTCGTTGATGCTCACCTTAGTGAGAACATCAATATGTCCTACGATCGCGACTTTGTAGAAGGTGGAGAAATCCACTTCTTGCAGCATCCCGGTGGAAAACTGCGTTCAATCGCGAGTCCACACCTGGTTCACCAATTGGCCCTAAAGCCTTTCGGAAAAGCAGTGTACAAAGTAGTTCAATCTCTACCTTGGGATTGCACTTTCGATCAATTTAAGCCTCAAGCAACTCTTCAGCAACATCTTAGCGAAGGAAAACGGATTCACTCCGTCGACCTTAGCTCCGCAACTGATTACTTCCCTCTGGAAGTTCAAGTTACGGTTCTCAGAGCAATATTCGGAAACATCTCAGAGATATCTCTTTTCGAAGATATATCTAGGAGCTACTGGCGATCACCGTTAGGTGTCATCCAGTGGACGCGAGGGCAGCCACTAGGACTTTATCCTAGTTTTGCTGCATTCACGTTGTCTCATGGAGTGTTACTCTGGTATTTGAATGACCGCAAGCACGAAGATAAATTCTTCGTTCTTGGCGATGACGTGGTTATCTTAGATGATAACTTATTTCATCGATATATTCAAGTACTTGATCAGATGTCGTGTCCCTATTCTCAAGACAAGTCTGTCTCGAGCGCAAAACTCT